TATAATATAGTATATAGTATATTATATATTGTATTGTTTATTTAATATACATTATATTAATACATACAGCTATAATTTACCCTTTGTTTATGGCTTAATATCATACTAAAATTACCCCTCAATTTTCAGATTTCACTTTACCAGGAAAACACGTATTAAAATTTTTATACATATAATACCTACCTTTTACCTTTAAATTATTTTACAATTATTTTATGTTTGTTGCACTTTGTATTGATTTACTCCTTATCTTTATGTCCTAAACAACAACATTATGTACTACACTTTTACCGAAGTAATTTTGCCAATCTTATTTACAGCTTTATTTACTTTTTGGGTTGGCACCATTTTTCGCCTTTTAATTGACTTATTATTTAACAACAACAAAAACAAATAACAATGAATTCAAGAGCAATTGAAATAACTATTTTAGTTATCAGCTACGCAACTATTGTAACCTTATTTATGCTATATGTAGCAAACAAGAAATCGAACAAAAATAAATAACCCTTTAATCAAACACAATGACAAACACAACAACAACAACAAAACAAGAAGTAATTAACATTATCAATTCTATGAATGATGCTGAATTAATAACTTTAAATAATGAATACTGCATTGAAATAGGAGATACAGATTCTGAAATATGGACAAACGATGAAGAGTTTTTGGCTATCTTTTTTGAGGGCAACCTTGACGGACTTGCAAGGGCGATACATTATGGAGAATATAATTATAGAGAGGATTATGTAAAGTTTAACGGATACGGAAATTTAGAAACATTTGACTACTTCAGTAAAAACGACCTTTGCGAACTTGTCGATACTATTGCGGAATATATTTGTGAAAATCGTATTAATTTTTCTCAGTTTGATGAAATAGACTTTAATAAATAATCAGACTTATTGCCTTTGAACTTGTAGGAGTTATTCGATTCGTTATCGACAAAGGCACAAACCAAAAACAAACACAATGCAAAAGCAGATTTTTAAGATTGAAACAGAAAACGGATACGAACAATTTGAGGGGATAACAAACGGACAAAGGTGGAACGGATGGGAGTGCCCACAATTTGATATCGATAATATCAATAAGATATTAGAAGGGATAGGAAGCGAAGAGGATGCAAAAGAATGTAGCTTTTCCTTTTACGAATTTGATTCGTTTTATAATGTAATTATTGAAAGGGTCTATTGGGATGGAAAATTAATGGCAATAGATACGATTAAGCCCTTTTTATTCGAAGGAATAAACTACTATGCTTTAGGCTGTATGAATTGGACTTGGTCAAAGGCTTAATTTAAGGCATTTTAAGAGCATCAATAATAAATCTAATACAATGACACTAAAGTAAAAATATAATCTAAATTTGAGGCTAAAATATGCACTGGCAAGGATTTTTATATCTTTTGTTATGTACATATTTTTCTAATAATTTTAATGTGTACTTTTTGTATTAGTATGCCAAAAATCTTTTGTAGCCAAAAATCTTTTGCGGCTAAAAATCCGCCTGGCCTAAAAATCCCCTAAAAATCCGACAAAAATCTTTTATGATTTAACAAAATATTAACCAACAAATGTTAAATGGTAACAAAAAACCACTAACTTCGCTAAACAATCTAAAAACAACCTATGTTTAAATTAATCACAGCACAATTCAATTGCCATTGCAGCCTAACTGGTAAGCTAGTTCGTCAAGGAGAACAGGTTTACCTTAACGACACAACAAAAACTCTTATAGATGCTTATGAATATGAGCAACTGATGAGTAAAACAATCATTGGTGACCAAAAAACCTACTTCACTAGACATTCTAAACTCAACACAAAAACCTCAAAGTAATGCCTTATTCAACCTGCTGCGGAGCACATACCAACTACACCGAAATGGGAATATGTCCTGAGTGCTTAGACCATTGTGATTGGGAGGAAGAAGATGAAGAAGAGGAAGACACAGATGCTAAAATAGAACAAGACAAAATAAATAAATTTAACAATTAATCAAAAAACAACACAACATGACTAAATTTGAATTTATCCAGGAACAAGACAACATCAGAAACAAAGTATTTTACTTTACTAGAAGGAATGGTGAATGCGTAATGGGAAGTATGCACTTAGATAAAGAAAGAGCATACGATGCTTTTCTTAATATATCTGGTCAAAAACCTCCAATAGAAGAAACCATTTTATTCACAGTATTAACACCATAAACAAAAAACATGAATCAAAGGTTAACCCACGAACAAAGAAAGAAAGGCATTAAGGAAGAACTTACTTACGTTAATGCTAACGGCAGAATCTCAAAACAATACAACTACAAAGGGATGATTATTAAATGGGATTCGATGACATTATCTGGAAAGTGGTACTACTGGAGGCACAGTTACTACGCATCATTAGAAGGTGCAGTTCGAGGGATTGACCGCAACATTAAACAATACAAAACCAAATAACATGAACGAAGTAAAAGACTACAGAGCAGTAATTAGATACGGAGATATTAAAAACATATGTGCCATTACAGGCCTTACTCCTTACCTACTAAAAACTCGACTGGATAAACAAGATGACGAAACAATAGAAATAGTAAAAACCTACTATAGCAAAAAACTCGAAGCAATTAAAATACAACTAAACGACTACAATGAATCCTAATTTAGCTTACTACACAATACCTGGACTAAGAAGAAACTTACCAATCAACCATAATGACATCATATTTTTTGTATGTGATTATTTCGGAATGACTAGAGAGCAATTATTTGCAAGGAATAGAGCTCGTAATGTTAGGGAAGCAAGATTTATGTGCTTCGTAATGATGAGGCACTACACAACGATGACACTAAAAGCTATTGGACAGGTGTTCAAGCTAGACCATACAACTATAATTCATGGCATTACAACTCATGGGAACCTTATGGATACTGAAGATAACTACAAGGAAAGATATGAGGAAATGCAATTCTTATTAAAAATCAAAAGACAAAATACAACAAATGCAAAGTAAATTTTCAGAGCTAACCGACATAGAGAAAAAACTATTGGTAGCAAACATCATCCACAACATTAATTATTCAGATGCTAGATTATTTATAATCGAAACATTATTAGAATCATGGAACGAAAGACCAGTAAGACAAGCTAATTTTTTTATCAACCAAAATAACCTAAACTATGGAACTGCAAACAACTAACCAACCAAGATTTGATTTAATCAATTCTGACTCAATGTTAAGTCTATCAAAAGACTTAGCTAAATTAATCAAAGAAAAAGGCTTATCAAGCAACATTCAAGGTAAGCAATTCGTAAACGTTGAAGGATGGCAATTCGCAGGTGCATCACTTGGATTAATGCCAATCATTACAGAAACTACAGACCTTACTAGGAGAGGCACAGAGCCAGGGCAATTAGAAATTAAGTACATGGCTAAGTGTGAAGTAAGAAACATAAACACAGGGCAGCTAGTGGCTACAGGAGTTGCACTATGTAGCAACTTTGAGCATAGCAAAAAGAGATTCGATGAATATGCAATCTTATCTATGGCACAGACTAGAGCTATTGGTAAGGCATACAGAAACTTGTTAGCCTGGTTAATGAAGGCAGCAGGATTTGAGGCTACACCTGCTGAAGAGATGGACTTCGTTACACCAGAGGCCCCTAAAAAACCTTCAAAGCCAGTAGTTGAAGTGATGGCTGAAATGGTTGAAGATGATGAAGAAATAGACTTAGACTCAGTTAAGATGGAGATAGCACAATGCTCAAGAGTTAAGGACTTAACAGATTTATACTTTACACATAAGCAGCTGTTTGACAAGGATGAGTTTTTGAAGAAGCTACTTACTATGAAAAAAGAATCATTAACCAATAAATAAAACTATGACACACGCATCATTATTTAGCGGTATAGGTGGATTTGACTTAGCCGCTGAATGGATGGGTTGGGATAACCTATTCCATTGCGAATGGAACCCATTCGGACAAAAAGTACTTAAACATCATTTTCCTAATTCAATATCTTATAATGACATTACTAAAACAGACTTCTCTATTCACAGAGGACAAGTCGACATACTTACAGGAGGATTCCCTTGTCAACCATACTCAACAGCAGGGAAAAGACTCGGGAAAAATGATGAAAGACATCTCTTTCCTGAAATGCTTAGGTGCATTAAAGAAGTCAAACCAAGATGGGTTGTTGGCGAAAACGTTCGTGGACTTGTTAGTTGGAATGAAGGGTTGGTATTCCACGAGGTGTACAATGATTTGGAAAGGGAAGGATATGAAGTCCAATCGTTTCTTATTCCTGCTGCAGGTGTCAACGCACCACACCAAAGATACAGAGTATGGTTTGTTGCCTACTCCAGCAGCAGTAGATTACAAACAAACTACTCTATGCGAGAGTCAAAGACAACGAAATTCTCTTCCAGGATTAATGGTGAAAATATATTTACCAATGATGTTGCCAACACCTGTATCGGGGGAATACAGAGATACAGGGGAGAAAGTAGCAACAACGAATTTCAAACAAATGAATTTAACAAGAACAATAGCAAAAGACAACCCATTATGGATTGGGAAAAATTCCCAACTCAATCCCCAATTCGTGGAGGAGATGATGGGATTCCCAAAGAATTGGACTCTATTACCTTTTCAAAATGGAGAAACGAATCAATAAAAGCATATGGAAACGCAATAGTCCCACAAGTAGCACATCAAATCTTTAAGACTATAGAAGAATTTGAATCATTAACCAATAAATAATTAACAATGAATTTATCATTATTACCGAAAATCGACTTAGCTTCGATTGAGCCTACAAAATTCTCAATAGAACTACTGAAACAAACTATCGTTTCGCACTTCAGAGAAACAGGTGAAAACCCTTTAGATATGCTAGTTAAATCAGAAGCCTTAGTTCAGTTATTAGATGGCATTAGAGCTGAATTAAAGGAGGAAGTACTGAATGAGTTAGCATTACATCCTAAAGGCAAAGCAGATGTGCTAGGAGCTGAAGTAAGCACAATAGAATCAGGTGTTAAGTATGCATATGATGGTGACCATACCTGGTTAAAACTTAATCAAGAGATTGAAGCTATTAAGTTTAAGCAGAAGGAAAGAGAATCACTACTAAAAACTATTAAAGAACCATTAGTAGACCCAGAAACGGGGGAAATGATTTTTCCAGCACCAAAATATAGCACAACTACTTTCAAAATATCATTAAAGAAATAAAAATATAGCCCCCTTTAACATTAATTAAAACCAAGGGGTTGGTCGTAATCAATGGGGGGCTTTTTTAAACTACACAACATGAAAACAGCAATGCAAGAATTATTACAAATATTAGAATCTAAAATATTGCCATGTGATGATGACAATAGTTATGTGTATGGCATGAATGTAGCACACGCTAATATAATATATAATATTAAGAATGGGTTTCTTGAAAAAGAAAAGGAGCAGATAATAGATGCTTATGGTAGTGCTATATGTATGTTTTATGAATCAGAACAACCAGAAGATTACTACAACCAAACCTATAACCAAAACAAATAAACTATGAAAACAGCAATGAATGAATTAATTGATGAATTAGATTTAACCAAAATAGTTGAACGAGATAAATTATTAATGGTTAAATATATAATAAAACAATGCCTTGAAAAAGAAAAAGAGCAGATAACTAAAGCATATTCAATAGGATTTTTGGTAAGCAAAGATTTAGATATGATTAAACCATCTTTTAATATGGCAGATGATTATTACAAACAAGCATATAATAAAAACAAATAATTATGAAAATAACAATAGAATTAGATGGGCTTAAATGCACATTAGAGAATGAAGAAGCAGAAACAATACACGAAGCTTTAGAGCTTATGATACAAGCCTTTAGTGGTATAGGTTTTAGCGAAGCAGTTATTAGTAAGGGATTAGATGAAATAACATGGCCTTAGACCTTACTCCAAGAGGATTTGAGAACTCTATAAAAGTACGGATGATTTTTCTAGATACTAAAGAGGAAGAATCGTTTATCTCAATAGCTGCGGCTAACCGAAAAACCAACATCAAAGCATCAACAATTCGAGAATCACTTAATCCTGTCGCTAAGAAAAGATTTACTTACAACGATAGGCAGATAGTTTTTCGAATACAAAAATAACCTTATGTCACAATTCTACACAACAATAGTCCATCCTATCAGGAAGGAGTTTAAACTATCATGCAACGATTACTGCGTTTTAGATACCATTTTAAGGATGCAAAACAACGAAACCCATTGGTGCTACATGAGCAAAGAAACGATGGCTAATGACCTTGATTTGTCCAAGCAATCGATTATAAACATCATTAACAAGTTGATAGAAAAGGAACTGGTACAGAAAAGCGTTGTTACTAAACACCTTCGAGTTACTGCAAATTTCTATGAATATTTGAACGATTACAAAAAGTTTACCGATGGTAAAGAAAGTTTACCAAAAGAGTCAAAAAAGTTTACCTCAAGTGGTACAAAAAGTTTACCTAACAATAATACTAACAATAAGAATACATTTATTAGGCCTTTACAGGCTGAAATAGAAGCATATTGTAAGGAAATATCCTTTGTATTAGATGCTAACCATTTTATAGACCATTACGAAGCTAGAGGATGGTTGATAGGTAAAAATCCTATGAAGGATTGGAAGGCAGCTGTAAGAACCTGGAAGCGTAATTCTAATACTTTTTCTAATAACACAGATACCACTTCTGTAATTAAACTAAAATAATGACAGTTATAAACTTACCATACAACATAGAACTAGAAAAGAACATTCTAGGAGCCATCTTACTAGACAGAAAAATACTTCCTTTAGTAGTTGGACACCTAAAAACTGACATTTTCTATGACCTTACCCACCAAAAAGTCTTCGAAGCAGTTAAAGAGATGTACGATAAAGGAACTCAAGTAGACCTTAGCACAGTAGCTCAAAAACTTCAAGGAGATGAAGATGTAAAAACTGCTGGAGGAGCTTATTATCTTTCTAAGCTAACCGATAACATTGTTTCTACTAGCCATATTAATACTCACATCGAATTAGTAGTAGAACTATACAAGAAGAGAGAAGCATTTATGATGCTTAGACAATTCGGTAATGAATGCTTAAACAATGATACTCAATCAGTTGACTTACTAAGTTCTCTAGGTAGTAAACTTATTGGACTGCAAGAGTTCGGTAATATCCACGAGAAAATGATAGAAGATGTTATTTTATCGCTCAATTATTCTAGGGATAAAGCTCAAAATGGGGCATTATTGGGCTATAACACAGGTTTTAATGAGCTAAACAATACTATTGGAGGCTATTGTTCACCTGATTTAATCGTACTTGCTGCTAGACCAGGAGCAGGTAAGACAGCAATGATGCTTTCAAGTGTTTACCACCTATGTATCGTTAATAAGGTTCCTACGGCCATTTTTAGCCTCGAGATGAGCTACGAACAATTAGTTGAGAGATTAGAGTCAATCACTAGCAAGATACCCTTAAAACGTCTTAAAATGAATTTAATGGATACTGACGAAAGGAACACCTTGCTAAAAACTGATGACAAGATAATGACTGCTCCTTTGTACATAGAAGATATGGGAGGCATAAACATCTCACAATTCAGAGCAAAGGCTACTATCATGAAGCAGAAATATGGCATCAAAGTGATATTTGTAGATTACCTGCAACTTATGAGTGGCCTAGGCAAGAACAACCAGAACAGAGAACAGGAGATTAGCACCATCAGTAGAAGCATGAAAGCATTAGCCAAAGAACTTCAAGTACCTATCATAGCATTATCACAGCTATCAAGGAAGGTAGAAGAGAGAGCAGATAAATTACCTCAGCTTAGTGACCTTAGAGAATCTGGAGCCATTGAGCAGGATTCGGATGTGGTTATTATGCTTATGCGACCTGCTTATTATGATATGAATCAATCGTTTGAGATTGGAGGAAGAGAATATGACCCAAGAGATTTATGTATCGTTAAGGTAGAGAAGAATAGAAACGGTCAGACCAAAAACTTCGCACTAAGATTCGTTGGTGATACAATGACATTCAGTAACTATGAGGAATAGAAGAAAATTTGAGATAGAAGAAGCTCGTAATAAGGATGGAACCTACCAGGCTATTAAGCTATTCGCTAAGAATACTAGAGTGGTTGTGTTGCAAATGCCTGAAGCGTTAAAGCTAGGCTACATGGATTTTGAATACGAAAGAGATAATAAGCCTAGCGGTATTGCTAACAAGAATGTTGAGTTCTTTGCCATGAACTTTGATTTGCGTGATAGGATTTATTTTATACGAGCTGAAATATTAAGGATGAAATGCAGAAGATACTTCGCATTAGACAATGTTATTGTGAAGGATAACGTAAAATATATTAGAGTTTCTACATCAGAATTAAGTAGATATGATTAAATTTGAAAATATGAAAAGAGTAATTAATTTTAGTGGAGGAAAGACAAGTGCGTTAATGACAATATTAAACTACAGACCTGGTGATTTAGTTTTATTTGCAGATACTGGAAGAGAACATGAAAAAACGTATAAATTTATTCATGATTTTGAAGCTCATGAAAATATACCAGTTATTAAAATTAGTTATGAAGGCGGATTTAGAGGTATGTTAGAACGTAAAAGATGGTCGCATATACCTAATAGAGTAAAAAGGTCTTGCACTATTGAACTTAAAATAAAGACTGCTAAAAGATGGCTAAGAGCTAATTATGGTAAACAAAATTATGAATGGCTTGTTGGATTTAGGGCAGATGAAGAAAGAAGGGTTAAAGGATATGAGCAAAGACAAGCATATATCCATCCTACTTTCCCTTTATATGATGCAGGTGTCGATAAATCTCAAGTAAATGATTATTGGAGCAAAAAACCATATACTTTAGAAATACCAGCTATATTAGGAAATTGTACTTTATGTTTTTTAAAGGGTAAAAATGCTATTATAAACATACTTAGAAGTTATCCAGAATTAGCTAAAGAATGGATTGAAGATGAAGAACTTAGTAAAAATTTAGGTGCTGGACATACTTATTTCGGTGATATTACATATAAGCAATTATTAAATTTAGCTCAAAATGATTTATTTAAAGGACAAGATTTATCAGATTTAAATCCAGCTTTTAATTGTTCTTGTACAAGTTAGTTTAATATATTTATAATATAATTAAAATTAAATACATAACTTTGGTTATGGCAGAATATAAAACAGCTAACGAACTAACTAAATTTATGCTTGGATACCTTGATTCTATTGGGTTTGAGGTGTGGAGGAATAATAATTTAGCAGTTAAAGGAAGAGCATTTATTGGTCGTAAAGGTGTTCCAGATATTATAGGTTACCATAAAAAATATGGTCAGTACATAGGATGTGAAGTAAAAGCGTTGGGAGATAAGTTGTCTAAAGAGCAGGTTATTTTTTTAGACCATTTAGGTGTATGTGGAGGAGCTTCTATGTTATGCTATCAAACATCTGATGAAGCCTTGAAGCTAGACATCTTCGTAGATGGTAGGAATAGTACTGCTATATGGAATGGTAAAGATTTTATAAAACAATAATATGGCAAAGGCTAAAGGATTAACAGTTGGTAAGCAAACATTTGGTAAGCGTAAGTGTGGTAAGTACAAGAAAAGTAATGGCCCCAAAGACAAGCCAGTAAAGGCTTATAACAGACAAGGAAGATAATATGGAAAAGATAATATTAGAAAATAAAGAACATAAGTTTGATAGCGTAGTAGAGTCTGTAGTGAATAGGCTTAGGGATAGAGCAATAGTAGGATTTGAGAAGTATGGTACAGATTTAGATAGAAAGGATTTATCTGATGAAGAATGGATAGATCATGCTATAGAAGAATCACTTGATTTTAGTTTGTATCTTACAAAACTAAAGCAGAATATAAAGAAGAGTATTTAAAATTAAAACATAAAACAATGGCAACAGCAAAAGAGAATTACTTAGGTAGATGTTTCACATTAAAGTCTACTTACGGCCCATTCAGAAAAGTATCTTTAGGCCCAGATGACTTAAAGAAAATCACAGAGTTCGCAGCAACTAACAATGGTTGGGCTAACATTTTAATTAAGAACAGAAAGACAACAAGTGCAACAGAAGTAGATTTCTATGTAGAGCTTGATACATGGAAGCCTGATGCAGAGAAGAAGTCTTCTAATTTACCATTCTAAAATAGTATTATGAAAGAAATATTAACAGCATTTGTGAATGGATTGGTAGTATTAGTACTACTCTTTTTACCATTCGCATTCGTTACAGCAGAGTGGAATCCAACAAATTGGCATTTAACTATTAGAATGTTATATGTACTTTGCTTGATAGCGATTATTACATACGGAATAAACGAGTATAATAAGAAATAGTTGTGTTTTGTAGATTTAGATTAAAGGTCAAATTTCCCTGAGTTTCCACTCGGGGATTTTTGTATAATAAAAAACCCCCAGATTTTACCTGGAGGCTAACCAAAACACCAAACCTAAACACAGAGCATCTTAATTTTGCTTATTAGAACGGTCGTAAAACTTTGTTAAAACTGTTCCATATAGAACGTTTTGGTATCTGGCTATAAAATCTTCCATCGATTCATCGACATAGAAATATTCTTCGTTATTCATATAAACAAAACATTTGTCATAATCTTCATCATCAACTGTTACGCTGTTGATATTATTTATGTTTATATAAGCATCAGACTTTTCTAGTGCACTATTAAAACTCATCCCTTCATCTTCGTCTTCCTCCTCTTCTGTGAGTTGTATAATGTGCATTAACATTTTATCTGCTATTTATTAGTGGTCGTAATTTTTTTATAACTTGTTCTAATTTCTTTTCTAATCTAGCCTTCTCTTCTACTAAACTTTTAACCATTTCTTGCTCTTCTGCTAAACTCATACAAATTTACGTTTTAATTAATACTGAAATAAAAAGTGCATACCATATTGATTATCAATATAATACGCACTTGTGAAACACATATCGTGTCGGCCATTGGATACTATCCGTTAGCTGTTATTTTTTAGGCAACCTAATTACCTTGCTGCCTAATGGCATGGGCACAAATATAGCAACTCTTCCACCATCTAAAACTACCCCACATCCTAGTGTTGGTCTTTTAGCAAATGGCCTAGCATACTCCATAGCATAAGCATCAATATCAATGCCACATCCTACGTTCATGCCGAATATCATATCCTTATCTGAGGAGCTATAAAGAACACCCCCAAAAGAGTGTATGTGACCTATCACAACCGACTGTCTAGAATCCCTTGCTCTATTGATTGCACCTGCTTGTCCAGAACTTCCTGTTCCATGAGTGTATAAAACACCGTCTATTTCCCAATCTAAGGCCCATTTCCAGCCGTTAGGAGCTTCCCATGCCTGTTCGTATGTCTTGATGAATCGGTCTGGTAATCCTGCTGTAACTGCCTTTCTTTTATGTAAGGCAGAATGGTTCCCAATACACACTTTTACATTAGGAAACCTCTTGTACCATTTGTTTAGTGCTTTTACTGCTAATTCTGATTCTTTAGATGCTGAATCCCCTTTAGGGTTTGACTCGTGATACGAAATGGCATGATTGTCTACCTCATCTCCGATATGTACTATTTCATCGCACTTGAACTTGTTAAAAACTTCATAACAGAAGTTCATGTATTGAGGATGACAAAAGGGTTCGTGTGTATCCCCGATGATTCCTACGTTTTTGGTTCTGGCCATTATGTTTGGTTTGGGTTAGTGTCTGGTGTAAACTGTTCTTCCATTGTCCTTAATAGCATTAAGAACTTGCTTTCTGTTGGTTATTTTAGAATAAGATACATGAACCCATGAGTAATTATGCTCGTTAATTAACTGGTCAAAGGTTAAATTATCTTTTATGTAATTGAATATTTCTTTATTTGAAACAGCAGAAAATCCATCCATGTCTATGTCAGCCGCTTCACCTACTAAATGCTGTGATTTTAATTGACCTCCAATCCAACGATTAAGAGTCTTGCTTCTGTATCCTGATGAAATGTTAATTGGGCCGAATCTGGCTCTTAGTGGTTCTAGTACATTTACGCAAAGGGCAATGATATTCTGTAGATGTTCTGGAGTAGGCTCATTAGATACTCCATGCCTTTTAGCTGATTCACTTCTAGTAAACTCTGCTAGTGTAAAATGTGCTGTTAAATTGCTCATGTGAGCTAAATTAGGACTTTTTCTTAAACTGCTTTTTTAAGTAGCCATATATCTGCATAGACAACCATGAAATAGTCAAAAGGTAAACGATAGATTGCATGAATGGATTGAACTCTACAATGCCAAAAATGTTAAGCCATGAAGTAGCTGTTATTATTAATCCCATTGGTGTTAATTCACTATTCACGCTATCAAACTGATTCATCTACTATTAATTTTTCTTTTGAAACATTGTTGTTATTACTGTTGTTGCTAATACCGAAGCGGAGTACATAAGTAAACCGTCAAAAACATACTGAGGAACCTGCTTATTGTAGATTGATATATATCCTATGATTATGGCATTTACTAAAGCAACGATACCAGCTACTCTTTTTGAGCTGACTTCACTACCACTAGAAAGCATATTCTTTATAAATTCAATCATTTCTTACCTAACTTTAAATAAAGGCTACCTGAGTATCCTATATTGTAATTTTTATTAATATCTACATTAAGCCCAATTAAAGCCTTATTCTTGGCATTTAACATTAAACCAGGACTTAGTACTTCCAAGCCATTATCTTGTCTAAATGAGGCTCTAATGCCTAAATAAAGACCATATTTAGCTTTTTGTACAAAATACTCTTTAGTTCTTATGATTCTAGTGCTAATAGTAGCCGTAAATCCCCTAGAAAGTATCTTATTTTGGCTTATAGTATCATCCACTACAAAGGTACTTGAATCTATACGAATAGTGTCAGAGTAAGCCCTTATTGAGTTATAGTCGTTTAGCACATAAATAGTGTCAGTTACGTCAATTTTTAAGGTATCTATAACTTTATATGGGATTGAATCACCTTTCTTGTATTTGTATATGTACTTGTTTATGTACAAGGTATCTCTATACTCTTTGACCTTGGCAAAGGTTTTAAAGTCCATAACTTCCGACTTCCTGCTAGTAGGCTTAACAAAAAAATATAGCCATAATACACAAAGTATTACGGCTATAAACAAGATGTTGTTTTTAATGAAGCTCATTAGGCTTCGGTAACTTCTAATTCAGCTGCTTCTTTAGGAGGCATCTTCTTAGCTAAAAACTGCAAAATTGGACTAGCATACTTGAATGGCATTTCCATCAAATAGGCTTCTAGTTCTTTTAAATCTTTCTCTGTTAAATTAATCATAGTGGTTATTTTGACAAATATATTAATTATTCTCCAACTAATACCAAGTTTAACTTAGCAGCAGCCCATTGTAATATCCAAGCATTTGATGTAGGGTCAGCATTCCAGCTATCATAATCTGTTCCACTAATTTCTAAGTTTGCAGTTATAATAGTTTCGATGATGGTGCTATCTTCTATTGTACTAACTTTTTGTAGTTCGTAATACAACGTAGCTTGTCCTTGTGTAGGTATTAAGCTAAGATTATCGCCTATAGACCGTAATTCGAAATTGTTAACTTCTGTGCTTTTCCCATCGAAAAAAGTACTAATTGGTTGAATTTGTGCCATTTTTTATTTTATTTTATTGTTTTATAATCCAAATCTTGATTTTTGTGCATTAAAGTTTTGCACTATTTCTGTTGCTGATAAATCTCTATTGTAAGCGTAAAATGATGCAAGTCTCCCAGCCTTAAATTCGGTAAAGCTAAATCTACAAAATAATTTAATTGTACCTGTTCTTAATGCTGTATTTCTATAATAAAAATGAAACCATTGACCAATAGGATAGTTTGCTAATGCTCCTGGCCCAGATGGTAGTATAGTAGTTGCTACTCCATTAATATATAATTGATTCCAATCAGGGCCTGTACCTCCTGAATATATATAGCCACTAGGAGAACCTGTTCTTGCATCTATTACATATTGGTCATTAGCAAATGATGTACTTATGTAAATCCATCCACAAATTGATTTGTAGTTCGATATACTTGCTGTTTGTGCATATTGATTAGTACCATTAAATACAATACTTCCACCATTACTAGAATTATATGTAGGGCTATTGGTTAATGTTGTATTATATCCATTACCACTCAAGTCTGTCCATGTAGAACCGCTACCAGGATATGACCTTAATTGTCCTGCATCAAGATTTAGTATTAATCCGTCTGATACTATTTTCTGATTGCTATCTGTTATACCATTAATCATATTATGCGTTTAAGTTACCAAACAAATACCATTCGTCAGTATCAATTTTAATTAATGTTACAGCACCATATCTAGCATTTAGTTTCACCCAGTTATTTGTACTTCTTATTGTAACACCACCCGTAGCTACGATTGTTGTTTGTCCTGCTCCATATTGTACAATATTTATTTCTGTACCTATTGGATAAGCAACCGATGAATTTAATGGAACCGTTAAGTTATTAGCAGTAGCTACATTCATCTCAACCAACTTGCTTCTATCAGTTAACGCTAAAGTATAAGATGCAGTTTGTCTGTTTGTTACTATTGTTTGACTTAATACTCCTGTAACTAAAGCATCACCACCTATATTTAGTTTATTAGTTGTATCATTCCATGAGAAATTAGCATTGTCTTGTGCTAATACGTTTCCTGCTCCAACAAATAAAATGCTATTTTCAGTACCACTTACAACAGCTTGTCCTATTGTTACTGATACTGTTCCACCTGTACCTGTCGTTACCGAACCATCAGCCATTAAGTATTGAGCAGAAGTACCTCCTGACTTAACAATAGATAAAGCTGTTATTGAAGAATCAAATGTTTTAGCTCCTCCAAATGTCTGAACTCCCGTTGTAACGACTCCTCCGAATGAGGCAGAAGCTGGTTCAAGATTTAATGCAGAGCCTGTTAAAGTAGCTGCATTCGAATTAGGAGTAGAACCTATTGCAGATAATGTAATTGAACCACCTCCTCCTGTTGCTGATATAGTTCCTCCGCTTATAGTAATGTTTGTTCCTGCTGTAATAACTGAGCCGTCTGCCGCTAATATTTGTGCTGAAGTGCCACTTGTTTTTATAAAAGAAACAGCTGTAATAGAACCTGTATTTGACATTGATGCTAAAACAGTATTACTTGAGTTTCTCCATTGCTGAATATTGGCACTTTGTGATGCAGCCGCTCTTACTACTAATACTGGACGTGCTGCTTCAGTACCTGCAACAATTAACGATGGGTCAGTAGAAACACCTGCGGCAAAAGAAGTAACAACACCACCTCTACCACCATAAATCTGCATTCCGTGATAAGATATAAGCTGCATTACTCCACCATTACTATTTTGGAAGCAGTTTAATGAATCCCCAAATTGGAATCTTGCAGCGTTACCCGCACCAAATCCATTAATACCTACAATTCTTGGAGTAGTTGTTGTACTTCCTGTTCCTGCTACTTGAATATCTCCTGCTACTTGTAGACCATTTGTAGGTGCTGCCGTACTCGCTGAGTAACCGATTGCAGCGTTACCGTTGATTTGAAGTTTAGAGCCGATTGTTTGAGTACCGATTCCAATATTACCCGATGAATTTATTAACATCCAAACACTTGATTCATCTGAATTTGCAAATTTATGTCCACCTGATGCATCATAACCAATAGTCCAAGGGCCACCAACTCTTGAAGGACTTGACATTACAAAAGTAGGCCCATTTGCTTCCGAAGGATAACCAAAGTAAAAGTAACTTCCTGCAGTTCCTGTAAAACTTTTCGTTGCTGCTAATTGAACATTACCATTAACCAATAAGCCATTAGTAGGAGCTGCGGTACTTGCACTATAACCTATTGCTGCGTTACCATTTACTTGAAATTGACTGCCAACAGTACCTGTATTTATTCCAACATTACCACCACCGCTATTTAATAACAATGCTTTTACAACTCCTGTAGTATAATTATATGCCTGAATGTTTCCATAATCTCCTGTTGTGTTATATTCTATTTTTAACCCCGCTCCTCCTCCTGTTATAGCTCCTCCTGCACTAGTTCTTATCCATAATTGGCCATTTATATCAGCTTTTGCTAATGGGGTTGCAGTACCTATCCCTAATCTATCATTTGTTGCATCCCAAAAGAAGTTTGCATTGTCTTGAGCTAATGTTGCACCACTATTTACAAATAAAACACTTCCTGTTGTTGCTCCCGTAATGCTTCCGCCTATTGCCATTGAACCACCGCCACCACTATATTGTGGGATGTTTAATGTTGAACCTATTAATGTAGCTGCTCCACTTGTACCTGTTGTAGTTAAAGTTAATTCAGCTTGTGGTGTATAACCTAATACGGTTGCAATAGATTTGTATTTCCATAAACTAGCAGTAGTATCATAATAAATACCATCATTATTTGACGCAGTTCCATCTTCTACATCTGCTAATTGCTCTAAATAAATATTAGGAATAACAGCAGTAGGTATTGGTACTATTGTCCTTACAGGGCTTACACCACCGAATTGAAAATTGTAAGTAGGGTTACTTCCCCCTGCTATCCTAGCACCATAAAATTTTAATACAATAGTGTCAGTTACATCGAAAGTCCCGTCGTTCCATAAAGCAGTAGCACTAAATTCAGCATATCCGCTATTGACTACAGGCAATGTAGGGCCAGAAATACCTACCATTGTTTCAACACCAGCAGAAGTTCTTTTATATATTTCGAAATAAAACTCTGCCTCACCGCTACCCGAAACCTTTTTAATATCTCCTATTGTAGTTACATTAAATACTCCTGGATTACCATTAATCAAATTAGCAGGTGAAACTAAAGAAGCTATTAATTGTGTTGTTGTACTTATTTCACCCGTTGAAATATCAACTGCCGTAGTATTAAAGTCAGGGTCATCTATAGTTGTAACTAATTTGAAGTACCCACTAACTGAAGCAGCTACGTTTGTAGCATATAAAGTTAAAGTAGAAGGTAAATCGTTAGCCGTTAAGTATGTATTATTATCTACAGAACCATCTGCTTTAAGAAATTGAGTATCAACACCGCCATTTTTAATTAATGCGTTTGCCGTTAAACTATAAACCCCTAAGTTAACATTAGCAGTAGCACCTGTGTACGGAACATAACCACTAAGGTCAGTAGAGTAGTTTGGTATATTAAATGCACCTGTAGTAGAATTATAAGTCGCTACACCGCTAGTTCCTGTAGTTGTTAAACTTAATGCTGCTCTAGCCCTTGCATCTGTAAAATACAAGTTAGTATTTTCAGTAACTTGATTAGTTGAGTAGTCACCACTTGTTGCTACTACAGCTCCTGTCCTTCCGAACACGCTTGTTACAGCATCAGTATTTATATCTGTCCAAGACGCAGTTATTGTACTACCATCTTGCTCGTTTAGTGTTAATGTCTTAGTTGTGGTTCCTGTAACCGCTGCTGAAACTATGCTTCTATTGTAAGCAGTATTCCAATTAATACTATTGTCAGCAATAGAGGTTCCCCATGCAGTACCTGTAGAAACAGCAATACCGCTAGATGGATACACCATTGAATTTATACTCCAAGACCTATTCGCACTTAAATCATAAGTAGTTCCGTTTATCGTAAGTGTTCTAGAAGTTGGAACATATCCACTTAAATCTGGTGCATATTGTGGTACATTCAGTACCCCTGTTGATGGGCTATATGTAGCTGCTCCAGAAGTACCGCTAGTTGTTAGACTAATGGCATTCCTAGCTAAAGCGTCTGTGTATTGAGTAATTGTAGAACTAATAACCCCTGTTGTAGTACTATAGCTTATACCAGTACCTGCGCTTAATGATGCCCTAGCTCTACCATCTGTATAATACAGGTTGGTTCCCTCCGTAACCAATGATGTAGTATAATCTCCTGACTGAGCAGTAATAGCTCCTATGCGACCAAATACAGATGTCACTAAATCGGTGTTAATATCTGTACCATTAACCCAGCTAGTTCCGTTGAATTTTAAGACTTGTCCTGTTATTGGGCTAGTCAAAACAACATCACCTAACTCAGATAGGTCATAGTCTCCTTCTAAGGCCACTACATCACCTGTTCTTCCGAATACTGAATAAACGGTAGCAGGTAAAGGATAAGCTCCTTGGGTAGCCTCTATAACGATAATCTCATTAGTCACGTTTACATCTATTACCGATGTTGTGGTATCTATGTTGATTATCTCATTAGTAACGTTTATTTCTGTATTCATTATAATTTAGTAATATCTTCGTAAATAATATAAGTTCCCCAAACATAAGTTTTCACTATGTTACTAGGAAACTTAACCGTCATATCATAAACATAACTACCAGCAGCCACATCGACTAGCTTGTTGATTGTTATCTGATTATTATTGACTCCACCTATCGTTATTCCACTTGCCAAAGTTAATGTAAGTTCAGCAGTTGTTGAGGTAGGAGTTTTTCTTAATTGAATCTCTATTTCGGAACCTGTTAAATTTATTGGAACTGTATTTGCAGTTAGTGCAAACACCTGTGTCCAAGTATCATTCCTCCATATTTGAACTCCGTATTGTGCTGGTTTGAAATCAGCTGTTGAATTACAAGACATTTTTTATTTTTAATTTACTGTTGCTAATTTATATACGCTACCATTAATTCTTACTGTTACATAAGAAGTTGTTTTTAATGTAAGACCTGTTGTAGTTGTAGGTGTACCTAATTCCCAGTTATTATATCCTTCATAACTATTCATAAACCCAACACTAGACCTGAATACGCTTGATGTATTTATTGTTCCTGCCGCATTTATCATATAACCAGGGTCTGAAGTTGTTCCTACTAGCAATCTGCCTAATGAAGATATACGCATTCTTTCAGTACTACCTCCAGTAGAAAATATCATATTAGCAACTGATTGCATCCCAAAATCACTTGCAACTCCAGTTGAAGAGATACCTAACCCATTACCAATATATCCTGCATCTGTAGTTGTATTATATTTAAATGTTTGATATAATGTAGTATTAGTAGATGCTATAGTTAAAGGATTTGAAGCATATTTAAATACTGCTTGAGTTGCTGATACTGAAGCAGCAAACGTAGCATCGCCAGAATTTTCAAATCTTAAGATATTTGTATTATCATAAGCTATTGAAAAACCAGACTGACTTGTATTAGGGTCACCAGCAACTAAATTAACGTTTTTGCCAGTCGCATCTGTATTTTGTATTACAATCCTTGCAGCTGATTGGTCAGCCGAAGTTGTCTTAATAATATTACTAGCAGTAACTGAACTTGAAAATGTAGCAGCACTACCTGTTATCGGAACATTGGCGGTTATTAAATTATCTACCCATAACAATACATCAGATTTAACGCCTGAATTATCTACCCAAGCTAATGCACCACTTCTATTTGTTGTACCAATACTATATCTTAATCTTAAATTTGGCCCATTAACAGGAGATTTTATAAACCAATCTGTTGCATCACCAGGGCTATATGTAATATCCCCTGTTAAAGTTCCTCCAGTCAATGGTAAATAATTACCACTTAAAGCAACTCCATTAACATAATAGCTTCCTGTTACGTTTACGCTACCTGCTACACTAACTCTGTATGTATCAGCGGCAGTTCCAAATCCAACTAAACCACCATTGTAGTTTACGTTTGTATCTCCTAGACTATTTGTACCTGTAGCAAACGGCATCTTACCTGCGGTTAAACTACCATTGATTTTATTATTAAAAGTATTAAAGTCTGTAGAACTCAAATACCCATTTACCGTAGTTGATGACTGAGCTATTGAAAGCGTATTGCCCGAAAAACTTAAAGGAGAACTAGCTGTAACTATTCTAGCTGCATAAGCTGCGTTCCAATTTGAGCTATTATCTGTTATTGATGTACCCCAAGCAGTTCCAGTTGATACTGCTATACCAGCCCCAGGATAAACCATTGTAAGAATATCCCATGACCTATTAGCTGAAAGGTCTTGAGCAACACCATTAATTGTTAATGTCCTAGAAGTAGGAGTATAACTTGTATTGTCATAAGTTATTGTAGTACCAGCAGCTCTAACAAACCCTGTACCATTTAATTGAGGTTGACCACCTAATCCAGAAAGTGAATATGTAGGTACATTTAGTACCCCATTAATATTATCATAAGTAGAACTACCACTAGCACCTGTTGTGGTTAAACTAATAGCAGCCCTTGCTCTTGCATTGGTATAATATAAGTTACCTATTTCAGTAACTTGTGATGTTGCATAATCTCCTGTTGTAGCTACTATAGCACCTGTTCTACCAAACACAGATGTAACTAAATTAGTAGTAAGGTCTGTCCAACTAGCAGTAATCGTTCCTGCATCTTGCTGAGTAAGCGTTAATGTTTTAGTAGTTGTACCTGTTACGGCAGCACTTACTATTGAATTATTATAGGCAGTATCCCAATTAGCTGTATTGTCTGTTAAGTAGCTTATGGTTCCAGCTGTAGACTTAACTATACCTGTACCACTTAAAGCGTTTTGTTTATTGTTAAATATCACCCAATCTGCTGAATCTAAAAATCCATCAACAGCTGATGTCGCTTGTGGGATAGTAACTGATGAACCAGATTTGTTTAATGGAGAATAGAATGTTAAAACATTCTCCTTACCTGCAAACGTGTTAAAGTCCGTACTACTTAAATATCCGTTCTGTGTTGTTGTAGATTGTTGTATCGTTAAGGTCAAATTACTACTTAAAGCACCGCCACCAAGTAATGGTGATGTTGTATTAACAGTCCTAGAGGTAGTTACTAGGTCTGTAGGGAAACTAACTAAAGTTCCTGCTCCTGATATATACTGAGCCGATGTACCTGCCGCATTTAAGGCTAATGTGCCTGTACTTACGACAGGAGAACCGCTAACTGTGAAAGCAGCAGGTGCTGTTAATGCTACAGATGTTACTCCAGATGCACCACCAGCTTTTTGCCATATTGTTCCGCTATATATAACTGTCTGACCTTCAGTAAATGTTATGCCATTCCATACCCCTCCTGTGCTAACCAGATAGTAATCTCCAGCAGTACCAACACCATCCGCTATGGTTGGTGTGTTAGTAGCTGCATTCCATGTTCCTTTATATGAAGATGCTAAAGTAGGTAATTGACTAGAAGGTACTTTACCATCAGTTCCAAGTGTTGCAACCCCATTAGCTACCCCTAATCCTACTGATGTTAATACACCACTAGAACCAACAATAGCTCCTTCTAAATTCCTTACCTTGGCTCCACCTGTTATTTGTAACTGATTACTCATCTATCTTGATTAATTATTTGAAAATAGCCCTCACGAATTCATCACTATCTAATACTCGTGCAAAGGTAAGAACTCCTGTTGACGTATTAAATACCACATCTTCGCCTGAAGGAGAACCGCTTGTACCAATGCTTCTTACTTCAACACCACCTCTCGATACTGATATACAAGTCAATCCTATAGAACCTGACCAAGAAACCGTAGTTTCTCCACCAGTAGCATCATAGTCAAACATTTTAACAGTAGAACCTCCTATTGATATGCTAGTAGGTGTAACCTCTATTCCTGTCATAGAATAAGCTCCTGTGCCTTGTAATGATACAGAATATGTACTAGCACCTTCAACGGGCCCAGATAGGCTTAATGAGGTTAAATTAGCCACTCCTGTGAATACCGTATCTCCTAGTGTTCCTGTAGTTCCATTATCATTGTCTATAACAAATTTGATAGTTAATGGGGCTCTGCTTAATTGAAGTTGAACTAGATAAGCATAGTTATAGTTAGATGATAAAGTGATGAATCCATCGCACTTAACAGACCAACTAGCTACATCGTTCTTGTATTCTTTAAACCATGCAGAAGTTTGGCTTGTAACCTCAACTTGTCCTACAGATATATCTATACTACAATTAGTTGCTGCACCAAAAGCACTTCCTACTTCTAAATTAGTCTGTACAAATGCTTGGTTATCTGCTTGAGTATAAACTGTAACAGTTCTGCTATCAATTCCAAATGCTATAAATTTAACCAACAATCTATCTGTGCTACTAAGAGATGTAGGAGGTATGTTTATACTTGTTGTGTACAAGTATTTTGCAGTATTCATAAATGGAATATCGCTAGAAACATTTATCAATGTCGCTGTAGTTCCATTATACTTGTATAATTCAACTTGCATTATTGGGCTGCCAGATAAGCTACCACTTAATGATGCATAAAACGATATTGGCCATGTACTTGATTCTAAACTTGTTACGTCTGGTTCATTACTATTAGTTATAAAAGCACATATGATTCCATCCCCAGTCTTTGTTAAATTAGCAGAAGATGTATTTATTTGTGTTCTTGCCATTTGATAGCAAGTAGAACCAGCAAATGTGCCTTGTGTTACTCCTCCATTAAAATAATATTTTACATCATTTTGATATGCGTATAATACTATATTCGTCCCATTTATTACCGATGCCATATTTTATGTTTTACTAATTACCTAGATATTTTATACTTTCAAAAGAATCGTTATCCTCATTATCTATTTCTATAAGCTGTATAGATGTGCTTTTATCATTATATGGGTCTATAGTCATTCTATTAGCCATGAACCTTTTGCCATTATAAGATAGTGCATCTGTTGTAGAATCTTGTATTGTATATTTATTTTGTAAATATATAAGATTTCCAGAATGGTCATAGTTCCCTATATCACCTTCTAATATTGCAATATTTTTATTAAATATATTAGAATATTGTCTGCATATTAATTTAGGCAACATTGAGAAATACCCATCTTTCCCATATCTATACCAGCTAGTCAAAAGGTTTTTAGATGCATTATACATAGTGCCTATTGGACTAGGAATAGTAACATCTTTATATATAGAACCATATGGAACTTCTATTTCTTTTACTAATGCTTTATTATCACCAAGTTCTCTTTTTACTTGTATTGCAGTAGATGCACTTGGGTTTTGTTGTAATTTAAAGTTATTCACAAAAAATACATTTATCCCATTGTCATCTGGAATATAGAATCCAATCTTACAATAACCTTGAGCTTCTGTACTTGACATACCTATTTTACCAAAAGGTATTTTACGAGAATACGTAGCTCTTAAATCAGGTATAAATAAACGAGTTCCACTATTATAATATGGGTTATCCTGAGGTATTTGTATATAAGAAACAGATGTTACCCAATTATCAGTTTCGTTTAAATAGTAAGCAGTTGACCCAACATAAACAATAATATATATATAAGCTATAGCTACTACCCCATATGTGGAATTTGGGTTTGTTAGCCCATAATTAAAACTAACCGTACCTGGAAAACCCATCATGCTTGGCAAATAAGCTGGAGTTGTGTTATTTCCTTGCATTTCTAGCTTAACAGTTCCAAGGCCTCCAGTAGTAGTACCAGATTGTAATCTTATAGTATTAAATACTTCATCATCATTATCTTGAGTATAAAGGAATCCAGCACCTGTAGTCGTAAGTGTAAATCCAAGTGGAGCAGTATTAGTGCCTGTAAAACCTTTGAAATCACCGTCAGTTATATAGTTTTGAGCATATTCAAATGGAGCATTTACAATCAATCTTGAATAACCTTTTTTAGTTATTTTGGTCTGACTATTATTTATAAAATGAACATCTGTTGCTGAGTAAGGTTTTATCTCTATTAAATTAGATAATGTACCACCAGATACTAGTGATACACTTGTTCCTATTTGATATTTTGTATAATAAACATTATCGTCAACTATTTGGCTTATTGGCATTATCCACCAATCACCATTGTATTGGAATAGTTTGCACCCAAAAGAACGTACAATATTTTCAAGTAATGTATGATAATCAATGCCAACAAAATCTCTTATAAATTGGTATGTTTGAGATAATGGCTCACTTGTAACAGCGTCACCCCTATTTGACATACCAGATGCAAAATAAGATACACATGAATATAGATAAGTAGTTGTAGGAAAGTTTACTTGTTTTAAGCAAGTATTTACTACAGATACTAAATCTATTAACGAATTTGTGTTTGCATTAAAAGATTCATATGTTGTATATTTTAAATAAGATAAAGCATCAACACAAACAAATTTGACTTCTTGATGCCCTGTAGTGAATGGTACTTGTATATAATCATTAAAAAGGTATCCCCTCCATCTAACTACATCTGTTTCTCCATTATAAACTAATTCAACATAATACTTATTGTCATTAAAATTAAGCAAGTCTGGAAAATTAAGATAATCATCTTCAGTAGATATTATAAAAGACACGTTTAATTCAGAAGATACAACTCCAGCTTCTGGCTCGTCTGTATTTGAATTTGGGTTTAATATAATACTTGTTGGTAAATACTCGTAAACAGTATGTATAGTAGGAGATTCCTCATATATTTTAACTGTCATAGAGAAATCATCTCTCAATTTTTCTGTAAGTGTGTATCTTAATTCGTATGCCATTATGCTAAACTAATGTTTTGTCCTTTAAGATTTGATGCCTTCTGTGCCCTATTTACTGACAAAAGTAAGTCTTGTCCTCTTAATACAAATTGTCCACCACCACCACCACCAATTATGTCTTTCAACTTGTCTAAAGGAGCTACTACTTCAGGATTACTTTGTGCCCCAGGATATTCACCCATTAATCCCATTGTAGGGCCTGATATAATACCACCATTAGCAAATGCTTTAACAGTAGTACTTGACTCACCAGATGTTTTTTGTATTGAAGATTTTAGCATAGAACCTGCTATTACGAGTCCTATACCTGCTGCAATAGCTGCAAATGGATTAGTAAATGCTTTTTTAAATGCATCCATAGCTACACCATATGCAATTAATGCTTTACCTATATCTGATAATCCAGAGCCCATAAGCTCTATAAACCCTCCAAATAAATCTACACTTTCTCCTCCTAATGCCTTGCCTATATTTTCACCTAACAATATTATTGAATTAGATGCCATATCGTTAATAATAGAATTAACCTTTTTCATGGCTTCTGCACCTTTTAATGCAGAAGAATCTAACCCTTGTAATTTAGCATTAAGTTCATCAAACATTTTTAAATAAACAGCCATAGACGCAGGGTCTAATGACATCATAGCCATAACCGATAACTTGGCCATAGCGACTTTGGTATCTTCTATTCTTTGATTTAGATTATTTTTATGTAATTTTTCTTGAACACCTAATTGCGTTTCTACATTTTTAGCTTGTAATTTTGCTATCCTTTCTGATTCTGTAATAAATCTTTTATCTTCCTTAATCTTTAAGTCAGTTAATTGCTTATATATTTCAGAAGACCAATTAAAATAGTCATTAAAAGACATTTGATTATTATTAATAAAAGCATCTATAGTTTCTTGTTCTCTTAATAATATCTCTTTTTGAGCCAACTCATCCCCTTCTGCAAAATTTAATTTAGCTGCATAAAACTCTTTAGTTGTTTTTAATAAATCAAAAGTATCTTCTTTTTCTTTTTTAGCCTTTGGAGTTTTTTCTGCTTTAGGTTTTACTTGCTCTAATCCAATAGAATCTTGCTTTAGTCCATTAAGATTAAATTGTAATCTAGTTTGGTCTTTAATAGATTCGTTTGTTTTTATAGTCAATCTATCTATTTCGCTAGTATTCGAAGATAATGAATTAGATATTTTTACTAATTTGCTTTCAGCACTTACAATTCTACCATAATTATTGGCTATATATTCAGACCTTTTTAATTCATTTTTTATTCCTGGGTCTACAATTTTTTGTAATTTAATCTTTTCATCTATTAATTTTATATTTTCTTCTTGTAGCTTATTCTTTTTTTCACTATCAATTAAATCTTCAGCAGCTAATTCTCCTATCCTTCCTTCTATTGCAGAGGCCTTGGCCTTAGCTAATAAAGAAACAGTTACTCCATCTATGGCAGCAGAAATATCATTATTTAATATTTTCTCTTTAGACAAATTGCCAAAATATGCAGGATATTCATCTTGAAGTTTTTTTACGGCTAAAAGCCTATTCTTCATAGATAATTGATGATTAGTAGATATACTAATTAATGCCTTTATTGAAGCAATTTCACTATATGCCCCAGAAGCTGCACTTTTTAATGATTGCGAAAATGCATCTGTTTCTTCTCTTAATTTTTTAGTATTGGCTGCCGCAGTTCTTTGTTTTTCATCCCACATTGTTATACCTGAGATAATAACAGAAAATGCTAAATATGCAGCTCCACCAACTCCAGCTATCCCACCTAATAATGCAGGTAGGTTATTCTGAATACCTCTAAATCCATAAGGTAAATCTTGTACAACTAAAGCTAAGTTAGTCCATTGTGAACTTCCTTTTTTTAATGTACTTGATGAATTATTTATTGTACTAGCGGCTTTTGATGCTTCATTGCTTAATGTCTTAAATGAATTTGATGTATAGTTAATTCCATTAGCCCCTAATTCTATAAAAGATTTTTCAAGTCTTTTATTTGCAGCTATAACTTGTGTTGACCCTACTCCGAATAGTTTAGCTGCTGCTTCTGCTTCTCCAAATGCTTTAGATATATTTTTAGATATTCTTTTAAATTCTGCTTCAGTACCAGTAAATTGTGATTTTATTTGTATAAGAGCTTCTGTTATTGCAGAAAAGTCTAACCCTAATTCTAAATTTATTCTATTGTTATCCATCTATTTAATCGGTTTTACATTTTCATAAGACTTGATAACTTCCGCTAATTCTTTGCTAGTCATTACCTTTTGTTTCACAAAGTTACGAATATCGCAGTCGAGCTCTAATAGCTCTTTAGGCTTAACCTTTTTACCTTTAGGTAGTTGTATGTTTATTAGCAATGTAGTTTGCCATCTAGCTATTACCCATTGCTGTTCTTGTTCATGTCTATACCCATACCATACAAAATCAAGTTCGGCCATCGTCATCTCCCAAAACAAATGGGGAAGCACTTGGCACTCCCCCATCGAATAACGTTCTATGTCAATCCACTCTAATTTTTTTTTACTTCACCTTTTTTAGAAGGTTTAGTAATTTTGTCTTCTATCCCACTATTCATACTTTCAGATAAAACAGACATTAATTCCTGGAACTTTTTACTACCCATACCACCAATATCATCAATCCAGTCACATACTTCTATTTCTGTGAAAGAAGGAGTAATTCCTTGAGAATATAATGGATACTCGGCAGCAGATTTTAATAGATTAACTATAGCGTCTAATGACGTACTACCGCTAAGTGCTTCACCTATTTCTGCTGGGCCTATGCCTTGTAATTGACAAAATCTTTTTAAAGACCATGTGCAAAAACGCATTGGTATCTTCTTCCCATCGGAAAGAATTAGTTCGTGTTGTCCTCTCATTTTGCTTTGTTTTTGGTTTGTGTTTGGTTGCTACTATGCGTTAACTCCTAAAGTCAATACTCCTGTTCCTTTGAAAGATGCAGAGAAAGTAACTGGAGATTCCATATCAGCAGTCATATCTAAACTTTCTATGAAAGCATCTCCTGACCACTTAGCATCTCCAACTACAGCAGTTCCGCCTGTGTTTGTAGTGAACTTTAAAACTACTTCTGTTCTTCCAGATACTAAAGCATATAAATCTTCTACGTTATATTCAGTACCTGAAACAACTGCAAGTCCGTCTGTAGTCATAGACCAAGAACGTAACCCAGCAATTTCTTCTGCCCATCCACCGCTATCTTTTGTTGTAGCATCTGGTAAGTCTGCACTTACACTTAAAGAACATGATGTAGCATGAGCAACTACGCTAGTGCCCACATATACGATTAATGATGTTCCGTTAAAAACTCCTGCTGTTGCCATTTTATTTTATTTTACTTTTTTATAATTGATTCACGAAATGTTCAAATATCAAAACCCTTCTAAACACATAAGCCTCATCTACATAGTCAAATGTAGCATTATTTGAAGCTACCCTTCTAGTTACAATCTTAAAGTTTGGAGCTGCACTTGGATAATCGGCTGGGCCTACCCCAATAATACCTAATAACTCATTTGCTTTCTCGTCAACTGTTTTCTGCCCAACCTCACCTATCTTAAAAGTTCTATATACAATATCAAATTGAATTGTAACATTAAAACTATAACTTGTCTTATCACTATTCTCTGCTGAAGTCTGACTGCTTATTATAAGAAACGGAGGCTCTACTTCGTCAGGTGCTATTGTATCATAAACACCTAATGAATAGGAAGCTCCTGTTAGCTTATCAAAATATGCTTTTCTTATAGCGTAACCGCAGTCCTTCATATTCTACAAATTTACTAAAATATATTTATATGATTTGTTATTACTTCTTAAAGTTCTTTAGCTTATTAGCGAACTTTGCATAATAGGTATCAAATGCCTTGAAGAAGAATGGTCTATATGGCATATTGCTATTTTTACCACCATGTCCTGCGAATTGACTAGCAAACCCATTAACTCTATTTTTGCCTAACCCATATCTATATGCTGGTATACCAAATCCACTACCTGTACCAAATTCTACATAAGGTGCATAGTTAACTCCATTGCCGCCAACTGAAAATGTTGCATAAGAGCCATTCCATGGGGAAGAGTCAACACTTCTAGATAATCTTCCAGTTCTTTTGTATTTTGAATTAGCATTTATAATTGGTAATCTGCTAGGAGAAGAGTTTAAAGATGCCTCAGCCGACATACCTATTACGGCTGCATCTACTTGGCTTATAGCATATTTCTTAAACTCATCTGCGAAACTAGCATACTTTAATTGCAGTTTGAATAAGTCTTTAGTTCCTATTTTGAATGTTGCCATTACTTTAGCGTTGAACAAGATATTAAATAATACTTCATTTCGTCAGCTTCGTCTATAATAGAATTAATCATATAAGTCCTTGATTTATATGATATTACAAGTTTATTAGTAAATGTCTTAGAAGTGGTAAATCTAATTCTAAATAAAATATCATCATTAAGATTGTCTTTACCAGCTATATTAGTTCTGTTATTAGTGTTCCTAACTATCTCTGCCCAACAAGTATAATAGTCGGCAGCAGTATTAACAAATCCACCTGCACCGTCAGATACTCCAGTCTTACTCTTGAACGTAATTCTATTTCTTAGCTTACCTATCATTATAAAAATATTGATATGCGTTTAAATGGCTTCATAAGCTCATATGCGGTCGTTAAATTTGCACTTGGTCTAGTTGCCTCAACACTAGACTCTCTATACTCGTATAGGTCTGAAACTAGCTTTAAAACAGCAGTTTTCATAGAAGCAGGTACTGTGCAGTATCCACAAGTATAAGTAAACCTATATTCTGCTCCTGGAACGGCATTAACTATAACCTTCATTGTGTTAATGCCTAAAGTATTGTATTGACCTAAAGAAAGCTCAACCCAGCTACCTGCGTTATTGTATTCGACAGTCATTAGCACTCCTATTGGTACATAAGGAAGTTCTATAAAGTCATCTACAAATGCTATAACCTGCAATGTCCTTTCAGTCATGGCTACTCCAGCATACTGCTCAAGCCTAACTCTTGCACTTGTTATTAGTGACTCTATCAAAGCATCGTCTTCAGAGAAGTCAACTCTCAAATAGTTTTTAGCCTCTACTAAAGTTATTGGCTCTAAAATAGTATCTGATAAATTTGCTACATCTCTTAAAATCTGCATCCTTGATATTTTTACAAAAATAACTAAAATTTAGCTAGTGGTATGGGCATAAAAAAAGGGGTAGTTTTTGGCTACCCCTTTTAAATCTATTGTAACAATTAAGCTACATTACCGAAATCACCATAAACGAATGCACTATTATAGTAAATAGGGAATGCAATTCTTGCCTCAACACGAACTGTAATCATGTTCTCAACAGCGTTGTTACCATCTTGATCAAAGAATTGAACAGAGATACCATTACGTTGCATGATTTGAGCACCCATAGCCCAATCTCCTACTAAGAACTTATCAGCAGTAATAGCTGTAGACTTGAAGATAGGGATACCAGCGATAGATAATTGACCATCAGTTGTAACTACTGTAGAACCTGGTAAAGAGTAAGCAGAAGCTGTATTCTTAGTGTTCACAATGTTAGCCCAATCAGCAGGGTTAATTAAGATACCAGTAGCACTATAGTTAGTTGCCTCTAATTGAGAGATAGCTTGTACTAATTGCTCAACATCAACAGTTGAAGCACCACTTGCAACAGCAGCTACACCAGTAATACCTTGTAAGTTTACACCAACTCCAGTACCGTATAACAACTGAGCATCTTCAGCTATAAGATATTTCTCTAACAAACGAGCTTGTAAGAAAGAAGTCATAGCAGGTACATCGTCTAACATCTGACGAGAGATTTTAACGAAACCAGCAATAACTTGTGCAGGAGCATTAGTCATTGTAATATCAAAATCGATTTGAGATTTTGCACTACCTTGAACTTGTACATCTGGAGCACCTTCGCCACCTGTTTCTTTAGGGAAAGTAAATAACCCTGTAGAGATTGTACCTACTGGTAACAATGTTCTAACGTGTACTTTACGAGAAGGAAGACCATAAACTCTATTAGCATACTCACGAGGAATATCTCCAGTCAAGTTAACTGCTTCAGTCATGTTACCTACTGCCTTAGTGTCCAAAATAAAGCTAGTGCTTTTTTGCTCACCACGACCTAATTTTGCGATGTTATCCGCACTTTTTTCAATAGCTTCTCCTAGAGATGCGTTGAAACCTTTTACTTCTGTTTGACTCATTGTCTTACGATTGTTTTTTGCCTCTAATTTATCTGCTGCGTCTTTAACTACAGAGATTTGAGATTTTAATTCTTCTAATTCCGTTTTTAAGCCTTCTACCGCAACTGCGTTTTCTGCTTTTAGTGTATCGATAGCACCGTTAACTTCGGTTTTAACGCTTTCGAAAGCACCTTTGATTTCCTCTACCATTAGTTGAAAATTTTAAATGATTGTAAATATTTGTTTACCTCGATTTCAATAGAAATCATCGGGTCTTCTTCTTCCTCCAATGCGTCTTCGGCTTCACACTCGGGATTTTCGAGTTCCCCAGGGAAGTCTGTTAGCGGTTGTTCTTCAGGAGCGACTGATGTTTCATCTTCCATTTCAGCGAGATATTGTTGTAGTTGTTTAAGTTTAAGTTCCAACAACCCGAATGTTTCATCAGTAAACTTGCCTGTTCTCAATGACTTAATGGTTTTACTCATTTCATCAATTAGAGTTGCCTTAATCTGACTTTTCACTCCGATTGTAGGTGTATTAGAGTTTGCACCCCATAATACTGAACTACCCTCAAACAATTGTATTTCATTGATTTCGTTATAGCCTGACTTTGCTTGTGACTTAATAGTCTTAAAACCGATGCTATGTTCTGTGATATGACCTTCTTTATACAACTCATAAGTATCATTACCTAAAGTTGTGTTCGGCATTTTTACTCTTGCTAGTAATCCAAATCCATCTTCTACCAATTCGTATGGCTTAGATACAGGCTTGTCTGTAGAATGATTGAACAAATGCCAAATTCTATTTTTAGCCTGTGGCCCATTCTCCTTAATAGACTTAGTAAATGCTCCTGGCATAATTACATCACCATCACTATCCACATTACCAAATGCAGAATAGTAGACAGATATTGTTCTATCACCATCCTCCATATCTATTGGAGTGCTATTTACCGCCTTTTTATTATAAAAATTACTCATATTTATTATTTATACATATACCGTACAACATCTACAATTACAATTATTAATAGCTCCACCAGATGCATCATGTGCATATTGCATTTCGATTATACCACGATTAGGTGTGTTCACCATAAACGGTTGGTTGATATAAAGCCTAACTCCTTTTTTATCAGGGTCTGTCTGTCTATCTAAATCTCTATGCCAATTTCTAGGTCTAGCTACATACTCGGAATGAACCCATTGTTTTTGCAATGGTATATTAACTTTCGTAGCGGCTCCCATAGCACCAGTACTTAACGCTTGATGCGTTTCTGTCCTAGCTATAAGTAAACTCCTTGAGGTGTTTATCTTGCCATTTCTAAGTGATTGTATTGCTAAAGCATTTACTTCGTTGTCCGTTAGATTGTTTTGTTTACCGTACATTACCGAATTAGATAATATGCGACCAATCTCGTTCTCCGTAGTATTGCTTATGCCATACATTTTAGGCCCACTAATTGCTGTCCAATAAGACAACATAAAAGCTAACCATTCATCGAATATGTTTAAAGGGTCTAAATCAATAGACTCTTCTTTTTTGTAACTGTCAAACATCTTTTGGTATCTAGTGGCTGTGTAACCACCAGTACTCTCATACAAAGTTCGTAAAATATTATTAATTGAATCCGTAGTAAAAAAAGCACCACTATTATTTATCGTTTGCTCTACCCCTAGTTGTTTTACAAATTCAGCAGCTTTGTCGAAATCAGATTGTAAAGCAGCCTGTATCTTAGGCTGTAACTCTCTTACCGACTTCCTTGCAATCTTTTGTTGCAAAGCAAACTGTTGGGAAGCATTTAATATTTTTGGCACTATTTAACTGGCGGTAAATTATAATCTCCTTGCTGTTGAGCATCTCTAGGGTCTTGCAGCATAGTTAGTTCACCTATAGGCAAGTAACCTGCTGGTATATAGATTTCATCCATAGTAGAGTCCATAGAAGTATCATATCTCATTGCAGCTCTTTTCTCGTTAGGTGTAATCCACCATGATTGAGAAAGAATAGCACTAAGCTCTTTCATATCCTCTTGCAACTCCGGGAATACTGTAATATCGAAATCTATATAATAACCATTTCCAATTTCTGTATAGAAGAATCTATTTAACGCATCACGAATAGCAACTAGCTCAGGAAGTACTACTTGTGTAAGCATTTCTTTCTTAGCTTCTTTCATGTTGTTATAGCTCTTGTTGTCAGGGTCGTTAAACAAAGCAGAGTTAACTCCGTAAACATTACAAAGTTCTCTAAGTGTAATTTTCTCTGATTCTAATAACTGCAAGTCAACAGGACTCATTCCCATATTAACCCATCCAAGTTTAGCACCTGCTATAAGGATATTACCAGCGTTCTGTGTAATCTTACCTTTAGTTCCGTATTGATTGTAGAAATCTTCTTTTAATTTACCTGCTTGTTCTGGGCCGAAGTCATTTCCCTCGTCAGCAAATAAAATACCTTTAGGCCCTTGGTTCTGCAACATACCAACTGAAGTGTCTTTAGCATCATTACTACGTTGTACTGTTCTGTACGCAGCTTGTAGTGGGCTTAACCCATAGAGCTGCTGGCCATTGGTATCGAAGTAAGGGTTGAAGTATTTTAGATGGATTACGTCTTTCGCATCTAGCTGATCCCATCCAACTAATGTAAAAGTATAACCTTCAACCCCATTTATAGTGCCATCGGAGATAATGGCTACATATTGGGATGGGAGAGTAACAAGTTCAGCAACTTTACCATTGTCTAACCTATTAGCCCAAATGTACGAGTTGCCTGTAATCAGTTTGTAACCTACCACATTTTCAATAAACTCTGAAAATGATTGATATTCATTAGGTCTTTCTAATAATGCATTTAATTCTGAATCCGCAATCTCTTGTATAGCCTTTGACCTCATTAGTTCTGCTTTTGCTATATCAGCTCCAGTAGAAGAATTTTGAATCATAGCCTTATAGGTATTTAAGCTCTTCCTATCCTTAACCTTGTAAACGTAAAATGGAACTGTAGAAATAGTCTTAGATATACGCTTAACGATAGAATATACTTCACTATTGTTTTCGTAATCTAATACATACTTCTTTTGATTCAAGGCTGGATAGAAAACTGCACCACTAACTAAACCAGCTAAATCTTGAAACGGATTTTTATTAAATTGAACTGGGGCCGCTGCCTTTTGTTTAAAAGGATTCACTTTCCCTAATATTTCGGATAAATTCACGCTGTATGATATTTTTACAAAAGTAACAAATTTTTAACCTATACTATCCATCCTCTTTTTGCTTTCGCATATTTTGTATATATAGCATATCTCATAGAATCCATCAAGTGGTCACGAAACTTAACAGGCTCATCCATAGTATTCCCATCATGGTCGGTCTTCCACTTGTAGTTCTTAATCTCATCTAGCAGGTCAAGAGAATCACTTTTTACGAATAGCGAAAACGACTTAACCTTATTGATACCGGCATAGACATCTTTAACAGCAGGTTTGAGATTAAACCCTGCTTTATTTATTTCTGCTATTGTTTTCGGTTCTGCCGCATCCGCAAAGATTTCATCCCTTCTGCCTAGTCCTAATGACTTTAGGCGGTCGATAAGTAATGAAGTGGCCATTTTAGTGTCGTAGATAAGCTGCTCAACGTATATTTCACCGTCATAGTGCTTGACACGCACCAAAGCTGTCTGGTTGTTGTATCCAAAGTCAAGTCCATAAAATATTTCTCCTCCTTCGGGAAAGTTTCGTCTGCGTTTCCAATGTGTGTAAATAGTTGCCTCTGATATTGCTCTTTCTCCTAAACCATATACTCTCCAGTACTGATGGTCAGAATCTCTTAGCCTTTCAATCTCATCTACGATAGATTTTTCTAAAAATGGGTTATCCTTGTAAGTGGTGACAGTAAAGTCAGCATCTTCACGAGGAACCACCTTATCATAAATCCAGGAGTAGTAATCTGATGGGTTATAGTCAATAACAATCTTTTCTGTAGTACGAAGGGCTAACTGCATCCAAGATTCGTAGTTTACCTCGTTGGCCTCGTTAATAAACAAGTAATTACGCTTTCTACCCCTTATTTTTTGTGGCTGGTCTGTAGATACGAACTCTACAGTATTTCCCCCTAGGAAGTACAAGTTTTCCGACTTGTTGTGTTTTTCCTCTGAGTATAAACCATATTTCGAGAGTATCTCTATGAAATCTCGCATTACGGAGCCCTTGATAGACGGTAGCGAGGAACGACATATAGTCAGCGTCTTTCCCTTTTCTTGTAAAAGTTTCACTATAAACCAAGTCAAGATATTGTAAGTTTTGCCAGACCTTGTTCCTCCTTGCATTACCGAAATCTTTTTAGGACTTGCTTGTAGAATCTCGAATACTACGTTTGTGGTTACGTTCATACATCTGTTTAGTTTGGTAAGCGAAGCTACTAATTTTATACGTTATGTCAAGTTTACTGCTCAAAAAACTTGACATCTACTCTTCGTACTCGTCAAACTCATTAATATCCAATAATTCGCCCTTATCGTGGTTATATAGCGGCACTTCTGTAATTTCTGGTACTTCTATGTCAGCAACCGCTGAAGTGGCAGGAACGAAGTAAGAATCATCTTTCTGTGTATCGAAGTTTACTATCTGAGAACTTTCGGGTAAAGTTTTATTTTCATCCCCATCTAACTTAGGAATATCCTCAAGTCTTGCACCAGGCTTTAGTACGTTAACCGTAATCTGCTTAACAACATCTCCTTCATGAGCAACCTCTTGCCTTTCGATATAACCTCTACGCTTTCCCTTGGTCTTCAAAAGGAACATAGTAGCCAAAGTATCACCCTTAGTAATTCTCTCCATCAACTTATGCTCTCCCCAATCCAACATTATCTCTTCTGGCTCTATTTCAGCCAATCTCTGCCTAAATTCAGGGTCATTCTTAACCCAACTGCTATAAGCCGACCTGCTAACCCCACAAGCCTGACAACTGATGGTAATATTGCCAAAATTCTCCCTGTAAGCAATAATAAATGCCTCTTTTGTTATATCCTTAAACTCTGCGTTCATATTATCCAGATTTTGATGTCTCGTATTATTGACCTTAGCTTATTGGTCTTCTTAAACCTCTTTACGTTCCTTTTAGCCCTTAATAGGCTTCTTTCATAAGCAGCTAATGAAGTAAAAGCTAAAATCATATTATCGATTTTTGGTTGGTGTTCTAATTGCAGCTGACTGTGCAGCCTTCTTAACTACAGCATTCTTGATGCCAACTACTCCACTACACTCGCTACAAGCAAAAGTATGCTTATCCAACTTACTCTTCCACACAAACTCCTCTAACACAATACCACACTTGCACTTATATATATTTTTAAAATATGTGTCTTTCATAAAATCAAAGCTACAACTAATAATTGAAATATGAAACAATGTGAAATCTTTATT